TGTCTTTGTAAGGCTACAAGGTTGCTCCGCAACGTTCGTATGCTATGCGTCGGGAGTTGTTTGTGATACTGAATTTGAAAGTGGCAAACAGTATTCAGTTGCTGAATTGGAAAGCGAAATCAGAAGTCTTTCTAAAGACTGCAAAGAGATAACATGGACGGGAGGCGAACCGGCTGACCAATTAACCGATGAAATAATAAGCCATTTTAAGAATGCAGGTTATTATCAGGCAATAGAAACAAGTGGACTAAAACCTGTTCCATCGGGCATTGACTTTGTTTGTGTATCCCCAAAGGTAGCGGAGCATGTAGTTAAAAAGAATTTCCCGAATGGAGTAACCGAATTGCGCTACGTAAGGCATAAGGGGCAACAAATCCCGCAGCCGGATATTGCCGCTCAACACTTATGGATAAGTCCACATAGTGACGGATTTACCATAAATGCAGAAAATCTTAAACATTGCATCGAACTATGCAAGCAAAACCCGTCTTGGAAATTATCGGTTCAACAACACAAAATATGGAATATACTGTAAATACGGCTGAATGGCACTATTTTGAGATGCTTAAAAAACTTGGAATAGATACAGACAAAGAGGGATTACTTAACACACCTAAAAGGCATGTAAAGATGCTCAAGGAAATGTTAAGCCAAGCGTCTTTTGAGTTTACTTGTTTTGATGCAGAGGATATTGATGAAATGATTGTTGTAAAGAACATACAATTTTACTCTTTATGTGAGCATCATATTGTGCCTTTCTTTGGAACCGCAACAGTAGCCTATATTCCATCGGGCAAAATAGTTGGATTAAGCAAACTACCAAGAACGGTACAGTATTATGCAGCAGGGTTACAAAACCAAGAGCGCATCACTACCAATATAGCAAACCGGATATTCCATGAACTTAACCCTATTGGAGTTGGAGTAACTTTAAAGGCAAAGCATTTATGTATGTGCATGAGGGGTGTAAAAAGCGAAGGTTCTGAAACGATTACCACTAAATTGTTGGGCGTAATTAAGACAGACCTAACGGCAAGAAGCGAATATTTAAAGCAGGTATAACATGAAAACAGACAAACCAAAAACCAAAGGGCGCACACCTATTGTCATTGACTGGGATAGGGTTGACAAATACCTTCAAGCGGGTTTGTGTGGAACAGAGATTGCACCTATACTTGGAATTAGTGAAGATACGATTTACCTCAAGTGTCAGAAAGAACACAAAATGACATTTACGGTCTATTCCGCACTAAAAAAAGCATCGGGTGATGGGCTGTTAAAGACAAGGTTATACTCGGAGGCAATGGGTGATAGTAAAAAAGGAGTAGTTCCAAATACGGCAGTGCTTATCTTTCTTGCCAAAACAAGGCTTAATATGACTGAAAAGAAAGACATTAACCTAAATGTAACGGGCGTTCCAAAGGTAAATTGGATTGACGACATAGACGAACCCGCAAACGAGGCAAGCGATGAATGATAATACCTACCCCAAAACAGATTATTGCCGCAAGGTCAATAAACCCGAAAGTCCAATACCCTACCGAGTTGTTCTTTGGCGGTGCTGCAGGCGGGGCTAAATCGTTCTTTGGTTGCCTTTGGCTGCTTTCCATGTGTACGACCTATCCTGAAAGTAAATGGTTGATGGCAAGGGCAAAGCTAAAAACCTTAAAAGAAACAACCTTAGCCACGTTTTTCGATGTTGTTAAAAAAGCAGAATACGACAGTAAGTATTTCAAGTATTACGACAGTTCACATATTCAGTTTAAGAACGGCAGCCAAATAATACTCAAAGACCTGTTCTTTTACCCGTCAGACCCGGACTTTAATAGTTTAGGTTCGCTTGAACTGACAGGCGGGTTTATTGACGAAACGCCTGAAATAACCCGCAAGGCAAAGGACGTTGTACGGACAAGGTTAAGATGGAAGTTAGACGAATACGGGCTGCACCCTAAACTATTGATGGCGGGAAACCCGTCTAAGAATTGGACTTACTCAGACTTTTACAAACCGCACCGAGATGGAACGTTACCGATTGACAAGGCATTCATACAGTCGCTTGTTACTGACAACAAACACATTGCCAAATCGTATGTAAGCACGTTAGAGGGCATAGATGACCCTGTTTTGAAAGACCGGCTATTATATGGAAATTGGGAGTATGAAGTTGAAGACAATAGCCTTATTGACATTGATGCAATAGTAGATAGCTTTTCTAACTCCTTTGTTTACATACCCGGCAGCGAGCGTTACATAAGTGCTGATATTGCCTTACATGGAAGCGATAAGTTTGTGATTGGTGTATGGTTCGGCATGACATTGGTAAAGGTGGTTTGCATTGATAAGTCGGACGGCGAAACAGTGCCTCAAATCATTAAGAACCTTGCTACTGAATACGCAATACCGATGTCGAGGGTGGTGTATGATAGTGATGGTATCGGAGGGTTTTTAAAGGCATATCTACCGGATGCAGTATCGTTTGTAGCCAATGCCGCACCCATCGGGAAAGACAATTACGCCAATCTAAAGGCACAATGTACCTACGTAATGGCGAAATTATTTAACGATAGACGAATTTACATACAGGATAGGAAATTTCTTTCTAACTTTGAACGAGAATTGCAGTACATCAGACGTAAGCCGGAGGTCAATAAGTTGCAGATTGAAAGCAAAGAAGTGATTAAGCAACTGTTAGGACATTCACCGGACTTTGCAGATATGCTTATGATGCGCATGTACTTTGAGATAAAACCGGCGCGAAGATCTTCTTACCAATAAAAACTAAAGTTACTTTTTATGAAAGCAGTAATTGAAATACTTCAATCGGCATTGACCGAATTAGAAAAAGAAACAGCATCCCCACTGCAAAAGCAGACAAAGCAGGGCATTGAAAACCTTATCGCAAGAGCAGAGGGTAAGGTGGTGGGAGGCAAATCACATCTGCCCCCTATCCTTGGCGTTGCAATGAACGTTCAAAAAAAAACGGCAGCTACAATAGCTCCGGGAACGGAACAGGCGGAAAAGGATGCTGCGGAGGTTGATCGGCTTCAAAAGGACACAGAGTTAAATCTAACCTTAGAACAAAAGGCGTTTCAGGCACAAATTGAAAAGTATGTAGCCGCTTACGGAAACATGAACGCCAAGCAATTCCAAGCGGCATTAAAGCAGCACAGCATAACCATTGAAGCGTTTGCCGATACCCTATTGATAGATGTTTCGTCTTTTACAGTACCCCAAAAACATGCCGTATGTCTGGAGCGACTGAAAGTATTGGCAACCAAGTAGTAAGTTGGGCAGACATCCCGCTCAACAAATACCTCTCATGGTTAAAAATGGAAGATAAGCACGAAACAGGCGAAGATGCCTTATCGCTTATCTCACACTTTACAGACGAGCCGGCAGAGGTATTAGGTGAACGGTCAATGCTTGAGATACGTTTGCTTCATTTACGGTACTTGTCTTTGCTGTTAGAGCCGAATGACTTTGACGCATTTACCAAAAGGTATTGGGATAGTGGGTTACGGGCTATTCCTTACATGGGGGCTATGTATGTCTTTCCGTCAACCATTCCCAACATCGTAACCGAAACCGAACAGCCGATGTATGACGAGCCTTTCGGGAATTGGTTAGAGGCAATGCAGTTTACCAAGTACTACAACATGCTTGTTGAAAACGGTGATATGGAGGCGTTGCCGTTTATCTTGGCGGTGTTGTTTAGAAAGAAAGACGAAAAGATACCACTCGAACGAGTGGCAAGGGATAGGTGGATAAAAAGACGTTCGGATATGTTTAGGAGTATTTCAATGCACTACGCTTGGCAAGCCCTGTTTTTTTTTATCATGCCAACAGCATTATTGTTGCGAGTTACCCAAACCTATTTAGTGCAGCAGAGCCAAGCGGCAACACGTCAGAAGAAATTGAAGCCTCAATCAAGTCAATAAGGAAAGGCGAAAAGATTTGGGAGATATACGGATGGTTTAACCTTTTGGTCAATGCGATTAGCGGCGGGTGGTTTAACGGACAAGAAAGAACACCGGAACATTCGGTAATGAATACAAGCCTTTACAGAGTTTTAGCCTACCTTGATAGAGATTGCCTAATAAAAAATATCACATAAAACAACAATAAAAAATGGAAAACCAAAACATTAAAACCGAAAAAGCATCGAAGTTCACAGAAGAAGATGCAGTTGAAATGCGCCAACCGTTGGCACTGTTAAGGAAATGGGAAATGGTAATGAATATTTTGTGGAACTTTTTTGTAGCGTACTCCGAAGCTGAAAAGGCGGTTTATGTTGAAAGCCAAGATAACAGCATAGTGTTTCAATTAGGAAATGGCAACAAATTTGAAATAGGAATAAATCTTGTCAATCGAAAATACTTGTCATTGTTTATAGTAATAGAAGACAATGATGAATTTGAGGCAACGATAAATAATATTGATGCTTTTGGAGAAGAAGGCATAATCAGAACGGTGTCCAACATAATTACCTATGCCGAGAATGTCAAATAACCTTAGTTAAAACAAACACCATGTTTTTAGACAGCCTAATTTACGAAGCCTTTAAGTCGGCAATTGAAGCACAAAACGACTGCCACGAAGGACAAGGCAACTGCGGACGGTTCAATATGTTTCATGTCGGTTTGCTTTCCGACATACAAGCCGGTAACGTGAACAGTGAAACCTTTGCACCTTACGAGTTTAATCGTTACGGCAGCGAAACGAGGGGCAACGCTTATGAATTACCTATCTTAATCATGGAGCCGCTTTTGTCATCTATATCCTCAATAGATGATTTGACCGATGGTAACGTGGATGTTACCGCCAAGATAGTGCTTTATGCAGGTGATGTTTACCAAAAAGGCTGCTGCGGTGTTGGTAACTATTGCACCGAAAGAAGCAAAGTACAGATACTACTTGACCTCAAGATGAACGTCTTAGCGATAATCAAAGAGGCATTACGGCTGTTAGGTGAAACGTCTTTTATTGGCATGAATGACAATGTCAACTTTATGGATGACATTTCCTTTCAGTTTGGAAATTCAGGGCTTGGAGGTGTTAGGGCTGAACTATCATTGTACTACGCATCATGCGTAACCGATTGCGGGTTTACTTATCCGGTTGAGGTAACTTGCGAGGATGATTTAGGGCTGTCTTTTGTGGTTGAGGAAATTGCACCTCCCGATTGCGGGGAAGGTAGCACGTATCAGGTAAACAAGGAATATAGTCCGATATACACACACATAGACGAAGACTTTACTTTGGTAAGTGTGTTGCACCACAATGTTGAGTACTTTTGCCCGACACCTATCCCATTTACCGACATAGTGGCTATCAATGCTTTTTTACAGGGGCTTGCGGTAAACGAAACCCTTGTTGCAATGGCAGACGGCGATACGGTTGACATGTACCTTGTTTCTCAATGTTGTGCCGAATTGATTGTTACCAATACCTACATTGACGGATGGGGCTTTACGGTGAATGATGGTGTTGATGATGTGCCTTTCCGTTATTTCGTGTTGTACGGTTCTTACCCTTGCGACCTCGTTCAAGAAACAATCCCCTCCTTTGAATGCTGCCGCAAGTTCCAAGTAACCGCTACCGCCACAGGTGCCAGTGATGCAATAGCAACGGACGTTATCAAATGGCATGTACCGGAAAATCCTAACGGCGTTGTAGGCAATACGGTTGAAACATTGCATCATGTAGTCTTTAGTCGTGTAATTACATACAATAACGGATGCCGCCCCAAAACGGTACTTTATCACATAATCGGGGATGATGTTCCGGTTATTACCTTGATAGACGAATTGATTTGGCAACAATCTTAACAAATACACCATGCCAATAACCATAACCATCCTAAACATTCACCGTATCAGCAAAGACGTTGCCGCTATTGCCGTAAGAGCATTTCGAGATAACATCGAAAAGCAGGGGCATAACGCATCGAATAGGCTATCAGAGGACGTTAAAACCACTGAAAAAATAACATCGGACGGCATTTCTATTGACGTTTTAATGTATCTTTATGGTGCATACGTCAATAAAGGGGTATCAAGGGAGCGGTTTAGGTTCGGAGGCGAGGCGCATATTGACGCTTTGATTGAGTGGGCAAAGGTTAAGGGCATAACCGTTACCGATGGTGACTACAAATCGTTTGCCTTTGCCGTTGTCGGGGCGCATAGGAAGCAAGGCATACCGACAAAGGGCAGCTATTCATTTTCGAGCAACGGCAAGCGGCTTGGCTTTGTGGATGATGCGGCAGATGATACGAGGACGGCGGTGTTTAACTTTTTGAACGTGACCGATTTTGATTTTCAGATAAATTTAACTTAAAACAAACCAACAATGAAATTAAGCAACAAAATAGTGCCATTTATTGGATGCCTATTTCTTATTGCAGTATTTATTGAATGCGCATGGATAGGTTTTAGTATTGACAATGCAGTTCGGGTTTTGATGGAAACAATGGTAGGTACGATATGGGTAGCGTTTGGTATTGTTGTTCCAACAGATAAGGCACGATTGGAATTAAAAGCAATAAAGGAAGAGCTTAAAGTGACCGAAAGCCTGCTAAATGAACGCCAACGGCTACTTGATGCGATACCAGAATGCCCAGAACACGGTAAATGTGTTCCGTTTGCGTTAGAGTGGATTGAGATGGCTAAATCCGAGTGGATTGAGAGGACTAAATCCGAGTGGATTGAGAGGGCTAAATCCGAAGCAACCAAGTAACCATAAAAAATAGAAACCAATGGCAAAAGCAAACATGACTGTAAATGTTACGTGGGAAATGGAAGTTGAAAGACTACCTAAAGATACAGCCAACTTGAAGCAAACAGCAATAATCGTTGCATACAATAGTGTATGCAATGAAATAGTACAACTGTTTTGCGACAAACAGGACATGGAATTTGATGGATGGGTAGGCGGTAATGTTGGTGGCTTTGCTGATTGTGGCGGATTGTCCTTTTCGTTTTCAGATATAGTATTCGATATTAAAACAGGTCAACCAAAAGGCAAGATTGTTGAATGGTTCGACAATGAAGAGCGCATTAACTACCCTACTTATACTAAAGTAATGAGCAATAAAACAACAACATAACCAATGGCAATAACAGCACAACCCGGACTTTACGGCAGCGTATCACGCAAACCGATATTGTTCACAGTAACAGGTTCGGTAGGCACTGAACGCATAAGGGCTTCAATAGGAATAACCGGCGGCGTTGGTTCTGCAACCATTACCATGGATAGAACCTACAACGTTGGAGGTCTTTTTACCTTTGACATAAGCAGGGCAATATCCGACTATTTTAGCCAAACGCACCTTACCTTTAACCCCATCGGCGGCACTGCATATTCTAATTCCGATAGATGGTGTTTGGTGGCAGTTACGTTTACCGAGTTTGATGTTGTCGCAGGAACGTTTGGTGACGTGATTGAGGAGGGGATAAATTATGTGTCAACCTCAATTATTGTGCTTAACAGCAACTTGCCGCACACACAATTACTGCTTACCACAGACCAACAAACAGGGCTAAAGTTCCTTACCAACAAAACAAAAGGTGTTGCGAAGTTGGGCTATACCGAATATTTGACTTTGTATAAGGTCGGAGGCGGTTCGGCAACGTTTAACTATTACAATGCGGCAGGCTTAATCAGTTCAGCAACCACTCCCTTTGGTGCATTATTGGTAATGAGCCTTAATATCGGGTTAGCAATTCCTGCAGGTACTACATGGTTTGAGGTGCTTCCGGGAAATACCGCAGCAAATAAAATTGTCTATAAGGTCAAAGATTGCGAGGTTTTTTCACTTCATTTTGTCAATATGTACGGGCAAGTAGATACAATGTTGTTTACTCAAAGGCTTAAAATCCAATCTGCCAAATCAAGCAGCTACCAAAAGGTGTTGCCGAATGCACCGACCGCGCTTGATACATCGCTGCTAAGGTACGGTGTTGATGGTGCTTTGCAATACAAGTACATTGCCAATAATCTGCAAAAAGAGGAGGTTGATTGGTTGAATGAGATAATCAAAACCGGATATGCCGTTACCGAAATCGGCGGGGTGTATGTTCCGGTAATTGTTGCCGATGGTAGCGGTACGGAGTATGACAGCAAAAAGAAACTGTTTTCCTATTCGGTAACGGTTCAAATTTCAAACGAACAGGAGGGGGTACTGTAAGCATGATTAAAGTAATAATTGACGGCGTTATCTATGACATTTCAAACCGTTCTGTCAATACGAACCTAAGCAGTTCGATTGTCGGGAACAGCCTTGTTAAACAAGGCAATAAACGCCTTTTGCCTGTTACGTTGCCGCTATCAACACACAACGCCTCAACACAGAAAACGCCTCAACAATGGAGTACAAGTGAGGATCAATACGAGGGCTTGCGCTCGTTGGTTGTTGAGGTTGAAGGTATGGAGATATTGAACGGTTATGCAAAGAGAAACACCATTGAAACCAACAAGAATACCGGCACTATTCAGGTGGAAGGTTGGGACAAAAACGCCGACTGGACTAAGGAACTAAACAGAACCTTAGATTTATTTGCACCTGCCGACTTCCTTTGGGATGATGCCGATATTGATGCTGTTATTGCGGCATGTGGAATTGACAATCCCTATGATGCCGGCTTTGACCGTTGTTATCCGGCTATCATGTACGCTCCTAATGCACTTGGAAATTGGCTTTATGAAACCATGTTACCCGCTATCCCGGTACTGTCATTGCTTGAGCGGTTCTTTGGTTCAATACAGCCTATCGGTTACACCATTGTTTCTAACTTTCTTTATAGCGACTTTTTCAAGCGGCTAATTTTACCGTTTTGTTGGGGGAGGTTTGGCAATAGGGATAACAACTACCAAATACAGAACACCGACTTTAAGGCAAGCATTACTACCGTTTGGTATGGCTCAACACCTCCGGCTATTACGCCCGACAGCTTTATCCTTCACTTTGATGATGACAGCACTTCACCAAACTTTGACAATGCTTTGGTGTATGATACTGCCACAGGCGAATTTACGGTGCCTGAAAATGGGCAATATACTTTAAGGATTGAAAAGCTAAAACCGCTATTTGTTACTCCCGGTACATTGTATTGCTTTGGACGGCTGTATATCAATATAAATGGTGTGCGCTATTTCCTTGTACTGTTTGGGCAAGGATGGGCGGGATGGGGTGAAATAAATTGGTCACATTTTTACAACTTCTTAGCAGGCGATGTAATATATTTTGAGGCGTTTTTTGGAGATCCGGCGGGATTTGGATTTGATACGCCTGTTTATTTTGAAAGCGGAACACTATCGGCATCTAAATATCCGCAATACCAATTAGGTGAAACAGTCGCATGGTCAGAAATACTGCCAAATGATGTAACAATCGGGGATTTGTGGTTTGGGCTTAAACACATGTTTAACCTTTATGCCGAGATCGACAACGTAAAGAATACCATTACCATAGAACCGATGTTTGCGTGGTCAGAGGCTTACGAAACCGGCATAGGATTTATTGACGAAACACAATCATCTATCCGACTTTCGACTAAGGTTATTTTAAACGAAACGGCAACCTTGCAAGAATTTGACGACTTAGCCAAAGAGTACGTATGGGGCTATGCAAAGGATGGTAGAGACGGCTACCTAACGAAACACGAAAAGGAGAATAATATAGGGCTTTACCAAGCTACATACAACTTTCCTGAACGCTTCCAAAACACAAGAACGGAAGACTTAAACAAAACATTTTCGGCTATTACCCATGCTATTATTGACGGTTCAGCATTCCCTGTAATTATCGGTGATGTTGCAGCAAATATAGCGGACAATTACGATGATATTACTACTGACTTTGGAAAACTAAAGTTGCTTTATTTTGAGGGTAATACTATCGGGCATTGGAACTTTAACGGTACGGATGCCGGGATTTATCCAAAGTCGTATCAGTTGGATGTAATGGGGATTAACAACGCGGCACCAAGCCTAACCTTTGACAACCACACTATAAGCGGAAACACCTATCCCGGACTTTTCGCCAAGTATTGGTTTAGGTATTTCAAATGCTTAGAGGGGCGATTCTACAAAAAGGTAACGGTTCAAATGACCGCTACCGAATTTGCCAACCTTACACACCGGATCGTTCGGGAAATGGACGGCATGAATTGTATCTTGGAAGAGGTAAGCGAGTTTAATCCATTGGCGGGTAATGTGGCAAGTGTTACCTTGCGTAAGATAACCCGACCGTCAGAGGCAGACGAAATCAACATTGTGAGTGTTGGCAATCCCGGTGTTGTGGTTATAGACTTTCCTGAATGTTATGCTACCTTGCAAATATCTTGCAGCACATTGGTTATCGGGCTTGATACATTTATCTGTTTCAACTTTACTATACAACAAAGCGACGGGGCAAATGCAATGTACGAGTTATGGAATGGAACGTCTTATGCACCTCCCGTTTCACCGTCTGCCCCTCAATGCCTTTTGCCTACCTGCAACATGGACTGCTCAACACCGGAAACAGGAATGGTCGGACACCCGGACAATCAATTAGACGACTTTTTGACCTACCATATTGGCGGCACAGAATACAGTTTCTTTATGGATTGGCTTGGTGCGGGTGTAGATATTACCCTTACCGACTTCCTTACTGATTGGTATGACAACTGTAACGGGCTGCTTGTTATGGAGTTAAGCACCGGCGCAATACTCAAGCTATTCAAGGCGCAAATATCAAGCATTACTATTGATGCTGACGGAATTAGTTTGATTTACGACACTTCACTACCAATACCCGGCGGCTGTCAAACCATGAAACAGGACATTGTAGATAATGAAATCGTACCTGCTTTGGTTGCCAATTCATGGGGTACAATTATGTTTGCAAGCGTTGTTGCTTTGTCGTGTTGCGAGTTCAACCTCGAAGATAATGAGATGCGGGTTAAACTAAATAGTTGTAACGGGCAAGAACAAATCTATCAAATACTCGTAACCGACACAGTAGATATGTGTTCCAATTACATCATAAACCAACTACCTAATGGCTAAGACCAATAAGGAAATCATAGCTTTTGAAATCCGCATAAACGGTATTGATGTTCAAGTCCGTAATCTTGGGGATATTAAAAAGGCAATACAGGACATCACTAAGGAACGCGACAAGCTATCCAAAGACGGAGGGTTAGACCTTACCGATGCTGACGACATCAAGCGGTTCAATGAAATAAATAACAGTCTATCCAAACTAAAGGCTACACAAAGCGAAATCAATAAAGGCATAACAGAGCAGGCTAAACTGCTTGTGCTTGCACAACGCAACGCAGAGGGTCTTACAGGGTCTTACAATGATTTGCGCAATCAAACGTCCTTACTGTCAAAAGTAGCAAGGGACTTAAGCAGGGATTTGCCCGATGAGGAATGGATTAAGTTACGCAACAGTATATCGGCGGTCATTCCCGAAATCAAGGAAATGACAGTTGAGGACTTACGGGCTGGTAATGCACTTGAAACCTTAAAGACCAAGATAGCGGCAAATAATGTCGAACTTAGAAACTTTGACCGCGAAATATCGGGCAATAATACTTTGGTTGGTGAATACACAAGAGGTATTGC